TATTAGATATTTTCAAAAGAAGCACCCGTTGGAGTAATTACGAATTCAACATCGATGAATTCCAATGATCTTGTTGGTTTGATGTATATTTTACCTCTTAATGTATTTGCATCAATATCCTCTGGATCATTTGAAACACTTACACGGAAATCATATAAACCTCTTTCTTTCTTAATTGACTCAAGAATTGGGTTAACCAATCTTAAGAATTCTTGTCTAACTTGTTCATCATTTTGTTCAAACAATAATCTTATTGCTACAGCAGAAATTAATTTTCTAGCTCTCAATAACAATCTTCTTACGTTGATTCTATCTAAAGCTGATTCTCTAACTTGTAATGTTTTGTTACCCCAGATAATTGTACCTGTATCAGAGAATGTTGCAATTGGATTAATTCTAGCCTTGTAAAGATCGTCTCTTTCATCAAGAGTAAGTTTCTTTTGTGCTTTGATTGCATTAACTAAACCTCTTGAATAACCAGCGACAGCAAACCAAGGATAAGAAACGTTGTCAGTTAAAGCGATATTCTTCAATACTTCGCCTGTTGGCGGTATGAAAAGTTGTGTTGCATTATCTGTATCTCTTACTTGAATCCAAGGCCAGTATGTTGCAGAATAGTTACTATCAATTCCTAAATCATCTAAAGATGAGATTGTTTCATCAGAAGTTGTATAGTTAGGTGAGTTGATAATGTATAATGAGTCAGCTCTATCATTTTCAATAATGTCAATCGCTTGATTAACTAATGAACTATGATTATTCCAATCAATACCAGGAGTTGCAAATATGTTAATATCTACAGCTTCAGGATTTGAATATGTTTCAATACCTTGTAAGTAAGCATAATAATCTGAGTTTCCAACAGTACTGCTGAATACACCACCGTTACCAGTATGACCACTTACATATGTTGATTTACCAAAGATATATCCGTCACCATTTGTTCTTGTATTTCTATAAATGTCCCAGCCATCAAAACCACCAAATACTGGAATTGTAAACTTTCTGTATGCGCTTGTAGCTAATTTATCTTTAACAACACCTTCTAAGTCATATGCTGTTGTTTTGAAAAGCTTATGGCCTGTTGTACCAGTAATATTTGATGCGTTTATTGATAAGTGGAAACCAAATGTTGCACCGGCAGATCCAGCACCCTTAAATTTCAACATATCTCTATCATATTCAAAATGATTGTCTGTTGAAAATCCTAAAGTTACTTTTTTAACTTTATCACCATTTGTTGTGTTTGCATTTCCGCTAGCGTCATAATATAATACATCACCTGCGTCATAATATTTTGTTTTGAAAACAACTTCACCAATTTCAGATCTTGTTGTTAATCCCTTGAAACCAGCTGGTATTGCATCAGTTGGGTATTCACTAGCTAAAACAAGCATAATATATTTAGATCTTAATTCATATTCACCATCTGATGTACCAATTTTTCTACCGATAAAACCTGGTAAATCTGGATTCATTGTACATCTAGTGTATTTTTCTAAAACTAGTTGGTTAGCATCGGTATCGTTAAAATCACGAACAAGAACATCAAATTCTGCAGTGTCAAGATCAATATTTGCAATGGTTATTTTAACTTCATAGTTAGAATTATCTCCATCAGATATCGTTAGGAAGTTGAATAAATCAAAAACCTTTCCACCTCTAACCTCAGAAACAACTGTTGATGAACCAGCCATATCCCATTGTGTAACAAAATTATCAGCTTCAGTGATAACCATCTCATCTGTACTTAAACCTCTAATAAGACCTTGTTCAAATAAATTATTTATTAAGTTTGGATAAACTTCATGTACATAAACTGGATATTCATTTTTTTCTTTATCAAATACATCAGTACCAAGAATCTTAGTTATGTATTTTGAAGAAGATGTATCAAATGAACAGTCAAAACTATGTGCAACCGATGCGATATCGGTAACATTTAAATTAAATTCTGATAATGGATTTGTATCTATTGTTGTACCAGTAATTTGAACCGCTGTTGAGCCAGTTACTCTATGTACAAGTGCATTTGATACGTATGAACCTCTTGATCTTAATAAACATACTGTTCTTCCAGCATAATCAGCATTTAATTCTGCTGAATATTTGTATCTTGTCACACTAAATGATGTAGCACCTGTTAAAACAAATAAGTAAGAATAAACACCATGAATTGTTGAATCAGTAGAACCACTTTTTACAAAGTAATTGTTATACCAGTTCTTATTAGCGTTTCCAATAGGTGATAATAATTGAGTTCCAGTTAATCCACTTGTTGCAGATGCCGGTACCGTACCTATTGTAAACCATTCGTTAAGAGCATATGCTCCGTTAGAATTTGAACCAGCAACCAAATAATCGGTAATTGATGTTCCTTCTGTTGATGTTTTACCTGAAAGTTCAGCATAGAATGTTGAGCCTGTTATTGTTGATAAAGAAGTGGGTGTTAATGTACTACCACTTGTTGTTGGTGTACTTGTTAAATCTACAGTTACGCTACCCAATGTCTTGATACCATAAGTTTTACCTGGTTTGTAACCAGTTAATCCTAAAACTCTAGTTACAAATAATTGATTTGATTCTTGTAAATATGATTTAGCGACATACGGAAGTTCATATTTAGGGTTACCATCTCCGTATTTTACTGGACTGGTTGTGCCAAAATATGTTTTAAATTCGTCGAAATTAGAAATCAATATTGGTTCGAACGCGGGACCTTTTATAGTCTCACCTACTAGACCCAATGTTGTAACTCCAACGCTTTGCGCTACGAATGTTAGATCCTTCTCTGATGTGTACACACCTGGAGACACGAATACTCTGTTTGAATTTGCTGCCATTGATAAATGTTTGGTTAAATAATTTTATTCTTTCCAAATAAATATCTTTGTTTTAAGCAAAGATTTCTCAATTTTTTTGTATTTAGATAGTAATTTATCCTTTTTTATCATTATTTATCTTTATACATGAAAAACAAAAGTAAAAACGTAAAAATCAGTGAAAAATACCACGAAATGTTAAAATCATATTGTGATAAGAAGGGATTAAAAATATATAAAATTTTAGAAAAATTAATAGAAGACACCTGTAAACCCAAAAAAACAGATCTTTATGATGAAGATTAGTAAACGTATGTTACACCAACTTTAGATCCTGATATTGGTGAAAAATTCAGTTTAACCTGATTAGACGACTCAACATCAAAACCCTGACCTTCTTCTTCAATAAGACCATTAATATCTAAACTGACAATACTGTCTATTGAATTTAAAAGAGTAAATATTAATGTTGATCCGTTATATGTGAAATATTCAGTAGACACCTGCAACGTCTTACCGTAGCTATCAATAAACACACTATTTCTACCTTTAAAGTATGTTATTGTGATAGTACTACCCTCAAGAGGTGGGCTTGCAAAGGTAATTTTTGATGTACCAGCAATATGAAAAAAGTCTACATCTCTTTCTTGTAAAAGACCATTTATAGCAACATTAAATAACATACTAATACTTTCACCAACACTAAATGCTGTTTGTAACCCATCTGCTTTAAATGTGGCGATTGTAATATCAATTCTTTTATTAATGTATTTCTTTTGAAAATTTGTATTTTTAGCAAACTCATTCATCAAGAAAAATCTACTAACGGCTGGTTTAACCTCAAATTCATCTTGGTCAATCAAGAAACCGAGCATGGTAAATTGATACGTTTGCATATAAAATCTACGTCCGTCTATTTGATCAATAGGTGAATTATCTTCAACCTTATCCATTATAATTGGTATATAATGACCTTTTACTATAGTATACGCCTGTCTTGATGCAAATTTTTGTAAAACTATTTTGTTAAACCTATTTAATTCTCTAAGTTTTGTACACACAATTGTCACCTCAAAGGTAATATCTACCGCAACAGGCTGTGGAATCTTATAAACGTCTGCGCCCATTTGTGTTCCGTTCCAAGTTGCTACCGAAGCATAGTGAAACTGAAGTCTATCTGGTATTGTTCTGGTAACTGATGGGTTTGTTCCCGGTTGAACGTCCGGTCTTCTAATAACACCAACAAATGGTACCTTTAAATTACCGTCATCATCTGAAAATTCCCAGGTATTCATAATTTGAGCCCACCTTTGGATTGTTAATATTTTAGGTATAACCGGTATTTGTTCGCCATCAGATATGACAACAAAGTTTTTCTTAATAAAATCCAACATCCCAGAATCTAAATCGTCGTGTAAAACAGAATCAGGAAGATAAGAATCAGATTTGGTTATTTTTTCCAATAATTCTTGTCTTCTTTCGGTAAGCTGTTTACCCTTGTAAATTTGAATATCTGTTTTTCTTTTAGGTATTCCCATGTTATACTCCTCTAAATTCTTGTTCCTGTGCAATTGCACAAGTAATCGTTCTATAGTATGGTTTAAAACCAAATAGATGATGTTTATTATCTGAAGTTACTCTACCGTCATTTGTAACGGTATAAAATCTAATTTTTTCTTCAGATTCTGGATATCCAATATAATCCCCGTATCTTATATCTATACCTAATTCTTCTAAATGTTTAATATAAACGGATAAAAGTAAATTACCCGGCTCCAAATACCTAAGCATACCGCCTTTATATGAACTATTTTTTGCTTCTTCTACCTTAACTAATGCATTAAATTCAATTGGCGGAAAATATTTGATCTCATCCTTACCAACTTCACCATATACATCGTCTTTATCAGTTTTTTGTCTATCAACCCTATAAAGAACCAACTTCATGTTTAAATCACCATGCAAATACTCCTGACCTATTTGTATTTGTAGGCTGAAATCCTCTTCAGAAAAGAATTTACTCATTCTTGTTATCGGTAATTTATTCTCCATAATATCTATAAATAGTTTAGAAAGTGTTTGTAATTAGTTATATTTTATAATGTATGGAAACTAAAATACCAGAAATAGTGGGTAGAGAAATATTACTGGCATATGCTGGTTCGAACAATCACCTATTGGAACTTAAAAAAAGGCTTTTAGAAAGTAAACATTTTTCTTTGAGTAGGACTCAAGCTGATTATATTATCAAGAATGAAAAGACAATTCCAAAAGTAGCTAGAAAAAAAGTTAAATTATTTTCATCTTTTGCAGATAAAATAATGCTTGATAGGTTATTACCAAAACCACCTGAAGATATTTGGGTGGAAAAATTATTATGTGAATCAGATAAGGCATATCATATATGGGGTAAAGTTTTAGAAACTGATCAGATGCATTCTTTTTGGGTACCTAAAATGGCGATAGTTCAGGAGGAGAAGAAATTAGACAGAGAAATTGATTATTCACCTTATGATGTTAGACCACCAATGGAACATCAAAAAACCGCGATCGAAAAACTTTTAGCAAATGATAAATTCATTCTTGCCGATGACATGGGTCTGGGTAAAACAACGGCTGCAGTTATTGGCTCTTTAGAAAGTGGGGCAAAGAAAATTTTAATTGTTTGTCCAGCCTCATTAAAGATTAACTGGGAAAGAGAAATTAAAAATTATACAGATAGAAGAATATTATTAATTGAAGGTAAAAAATGGGGATCTACTTTTGATTATTATATTATTAACTATGATATATTAAAAAACTTTCACACAACAGATAAAAGTGAGGATAGTGAAGCGTATCAATTAATCACAAATGCTGGATTTGATTTAGCAATTGTGGATGAGGCTCATTATATTTCAAATTCAACAGCACAAAGAACTAAATTATTAAATGATATTCTTAGTAAGATTCCTAAGGTTTGGTTGTTAACAGGAACACCTATGACGTCTAGACCGATAAATTATTATAACTTACTTAAGATTGTTGAATCACCATTAACATTGAATTGGCAAAGTTATGTTTTTAGATATTGTGCCGGTTATCAATTTAGAGTTGGTAGCAGAAAAGTATGGAATACATCAGGAGCATCTAATCTAGATGAATTAAGGGAAAAGACTAAAAATCTTGTTTTAAGAAGAATGAAGACTGACATCTTGGATTTACCAGAAAAAATCATTACCCCTGTTTATTTAGAGCTTCAAAGTAGATTCTATGATCACGAACTAGAAGACTTCATTAGAATTACCAAAGAAAAAAGAAACAGCGAAAGCGTTTCGGTTACTTTAAATAGATTAATGAAACTTAGACAATTAATTGCAATTGAAAAGGTCCCATATACTTGTGAGTTTATTGATAAGTTTATTGAACAAGATAAGAAAGTTATTGTCTTCACAAATTTTACCGCGTCATTAGATATGATACATGAAAAATATAAGAAAAACTCTGTTATTTTAGATGGTAGAATGAGCAAAGAAAAAAGACAAGAAAGTGTAGATAAATTTCAAAACAACGATAAAATAAAAATATTCATTTCAAACATTAAAGCTGGTGGTGTTGGTATAACATTAACTGCGGCTGAAACTGTTATTATGAACGATCTTTCTTTTGTTCCGGCCGATCATTCACAGGCTGAAGATAGGGCATATAGATATGGCCAAAAAAATACTGTATTGGTATATTATCCCGTTTTTGAAAATACAATCGAAATACAGGTTTATAATATTTTACAAAAGAAAAAGGGTATTATTGACCAAGTTATGGGTGATGGGGAATATAGCGACACTTTCGCTAGTGAGTTACTTAAGAATTTATTATAGTTTTATAATAAATCCGGTATTTATAATAAAATGAAATCTGAATGAGTACCGTAATTAGTCTTCCAGAAAAGGAAAAGCTTTATAGCCAAATCCTACACTTATTAGGTATGCCTGTTAGGGGTGTAGAATTAACTGAAGAACAAATGGATTCTTTTTTAGAATTATCCGTAAATGAATATGAGCAGTATGTGAGTGATTGGTTAGTAGAATCACAATGGTCATCATTAGTTGGGTTAGACGTTGATAATCAATCATTAACTAGAGCATTTACTACTAGAGACATGAATTTTGAAAATCAATACACACATTCTTATTCTAAAATTGTCGGTTTACAAGCTGACGGTCCATGGGTACTTAAAAAAGATTACATTGATTTGGTAGCTAATCAACAAATATATGAAGTTCCAGCCGGAAGAGAAATAAACGAATTATTATGGTTTAGTAGAGCAGAGCTTGCTGGTTCTGTTGCAGATCCATTTTTAGGTGGTTTTGGTGGCCTAGGTGGCGTTGGATTTGGTGGGATGGGTGGTTTTGCTCAAGTGGGTTCATCAGGGTCTTATTTCATGTTTCCTGCGTTTGACTTACTATTAAGAATGCAAGACAGAAACATTAAAAATAGATTGTTTGGTGGTGAATTAACATATAGAATTACAGCTGGTCCCAACGGAACAAAATTTATACACTTAGCAAACGTTCCAGGCGGAAGATTTGATTTTGGTAATATAAAAAGACACGAGGATAAAGTTTGGTATTGGTATTATGATACCATGGATAGAGATACTTGTCTAGACGAGAACAAAGACGTTATTAAATTACCGTCTGATGTTATGACACAACAATTGGCTTGGGATGAATTAAATAGACCGGCACAAAACTGGGTAAGAAAATACCTTACAACTTATTGCAAAGAAGCTCTTGGTAGAATATATGGTAAATTCTCTGGAGACCTTAAGGTACCAGATAGTGATGTTAAATTAGATTATACATCATTACTTACAGAAGCAAAAGACGAAAGAATGAAACTTAATGAAGAGTTGATGTTAAGATTAGAAAGACTTCGTCCAGATAAAATGCTTGAAAGAAAGGGTAATGAAGCGGAGAACTTAAACAAGGCCCTGAAATTCAGAGCCATGCCAAGTCCATTTAATGTTATTTAATCCATAGGTATAGAAGCGTGATATGCATAATCATGTCCATTATTCTCAATGATTTCTTCATCTTTAAGATCTTTAACACTTTCTGCTTGAAATGAAACCACCTTTCTATTATAATCAACCCATCTTTGATCTACAATATTTAAACTATCTTCAACATACATAAAGAAGGGGTCTTTATTTACTTTATTCCAAAATAAAACCTCGCCATCTGATAATGTCATCACCTCATCTAAACTATCTTGACCACCTTCTTTAAGTGGAAACCCAGAAACTAACTCACATTGTTTTTTTGTAAATTGTTGTTCATCAATTGGGTCTTCAATTAAAATACTATCTCTAATTTCAGGTTTAAATACAACCAAAAGTGGCTCAATTCTCTTATTAAATGTTGTAATATTTCTAGCAACATTATATTCTCCAGTCATATCAGGATTATTAGCCAATTCTTTTTCTGGAATCATATAACAATTCACTTGAATATAATCTTTTGGTATTTCATTACCATACTTAAGCAAATAATCTTCTTTCTCTTTTTTTGTTGGTTTCGTTATTTTCTTAACATCACCATCAGCTTTTTTTGTTCCATTATTTATGTAATAAATTGTTTCACCCAATGTTGCATGATAATTATTTTCTAATATTAATTCCATATGCGCTTGACGAGACATTGTAGAACCCGATTTGGTTGTTTTCTTACAATGTTTTTTATAATCATCAACACTTTGTTTAACACGAGCCTTACTAGCGATCTTAGCTAATGGTATTTCTTTATTATATAACTTTTTGATGGTTGAATAATACAAGTTTAAAAAATCTTGACCATCTCCATTAAGTAATTTTACTAACCCCTCATCCAAGAACTCAACAACGAATTGCTGAAGTCTTTTAGATTTTATGGTATTACCTGTTAGTTTTATTTTTTCTTTTCCCTTCTTAATTATTTTAATGATATAATTTTTTCTGGAAAGATTAATACATGCAGGTGCCATATAATCAATATCCAATCCCATTTCATTTCTCATGAACAGATCATTGAATTCTGCAGTGTCGGCCTCAACACCATAATATTCTTTACCTTCTTGAACCATCTCATTAAACCCCTTACCAACATATTTGTGATCATTAATATCTTCAGGTGTTTCAAAGTTCACACCATCTGTATCCATAACAAGTGGTTTATAATTTTTACTTTGAAAGAACATAATCATCATTCTTAAACATTGGCGCCCAACACATGTAATTGTTTCACCCATATCCATATCACCCCAAGGAAAAACATGTGGCGCTGATAACGAACCAAAATATGCGTTGATAAAAATTTTAATTGGTAACTGCTTTCGATCATACATCTCAGACAAAACCGGATTACTATTCTTTAATTCACCAGCAAGAAGTTTATATTTAATACGAATGTTACGAAAATATTTTAGCATAGATTTCTGAACGCCCATTACATCACATTCAGGAAAAACATCATATACAAGTTGTATTGATGGATAAAGTGATGCATAGTCAAACTTCACTATATTTTTTGAAAAACCAACGTTTAGTAAACGAGATAATCCACCAGTAATTGGTCTCTTTTCATCTTTAAGTGGTATTGCCAAATTATTATCATAAGACCACGCAAGCATTAATATCTTCCAAAGAGTTGCGGTACCCATTGTTGATATTCTTTCGTATGTTGTTGGAATTACTTTAGATAATAAAAATGTTGATTGACTAAATGAATCATCAACAACCATTGTTTCATATAAGTCATCATCAAGATATTGTTCAACAATTCTTTGACCTGGCCATATTTCAAATTTACCTGGATATTTTTCTAATAAACCATCAGTCCCTAAATCACCAATTTTCTTATAACCACCCGTCTTAGGATTTACATAATAACTTTCATTATCAAGATATATTTTAGAAATAAATGCACCATCAACGTACACACGATTTTCTTTTTCTTTCTCTAGATATTTTGTAATATATTTTAATCCCCAGCTTTTAATTTCAGAATTAATCGCTTGTGCTCTTCTAACAGCATGAGCAATATCGACAATATTAAACCCCCACAACACATACTGTGTATATGGTTCCACCTCATTTGCTAATTTTAATTTACCTTCTTTTATTCTAAGCGGATTGTCGTTTAGTATTTTAGTTAATTTATTAATATTCAACCCCAAAATCTCAGCTCTCTTTAAAATAAATGGTAAGTCAAATGCCGCAGAATTATATCCACCAATAATACTTGGTTTTAATTCTTTTATTATTTTAAAAAACTCTTCAATACATCTTTTCTCACCATCTTCTCCATATGCGTTTAATAACTTGCTATAGCCTCTATTATCTTTAACTCCGATTAGAATGATATTAGTTGTCTCCGGGTCTAAACCCGTTGTTTCAATGTCAAATACAAGTCGGTGAACCTCGGAATAGTCTTCAATACCCTTAAATAATCTCTTTTTTTTCTGCACCAAATACTGTTCAGCTGGTGACAATATTTGAAATTGCGATTTGAAATCTTCACCCCAAGGATCAATTCCACCATCTTTAAAAAATGCTATTAGAGATTGATAACCATTAGTGCTCTTAACTAGATATTTTAATCCGGCCTCTAATCTATCATTACCCATGGTTTCAAGTTTGGTACTTAATATACCATATTGCCCCATTTTCTTTTTCTGTAATTCCTTACTACCATTATAGAAGTTAAATCCAGATAAGTCTCCAGCCCAAAGAAATGGTGTAAAAGTATCCTCAAGGACAATTTTACCTCTTTCTGGGTGTTGTATGATTTTGTAAATTTTATTCTTTCGGTAGTCATATTCAATACCGACAATGAACCTTTCGGGATCGGACCCGTTCAAGAAAGTTTCGATAACTTCTTGAGATATAATCTCTTGCATACTTTTTATTTTATGGGTGACACATTAGCTTACAGTAAAACTGTAATTAGCCTTAATTAACCATAAAAATACACAAAATTTATGAAAAAAACAAAAAACTATATAATATTGATAAATAGTTTTTCTCTGATAGGTAATATCAGTTTGGTTGTTGGATTTGAATTTACATCCAAAAATTGAACACTTATTTTACCTTCATATTTCCCAGGCTTATTTGTTTGGCCATTTGTAAACCTATAGGTGATATAGTATTCGTCAGTAGTCTGATTATATTTTTTAGTTCTTGTGGTTAACAATGCGGTACCATTTAAAATCTCTGGCTCACCGGTTTTATGATCAACCATTTCAAATGTTATATCCGAATTCTCCAATAGATCATTGAACGACGAC